AGGTGAATTATTTTGGCTCCACCTTTCTCAAAGGTGAATTATTTTGGCTCCACCTTTCTCAAAGGTGGATGCAGCATAACTTTGGCGCATCTTTATTATATTCAGGAAATTGTGTACTATGCCCATCTAGTGACACATTATTGACTTTTGTAAGATGTGTTCTCAGTTCATCAAATGTTACCTTTGTAATGCCAATATCTTCCACCACTTTACTTGGATCCTTAGAACTTCCGGTAATTGAGTTAATGAAACTTTGAATGCCACTTATGATACTGTTTGTCTTCTTGAAATTTTTACCACGAGCCTTATCCATATCAAAAAACACTACTTTGAAATAATTTCCCCCTTCATAAAATACCAATCTTGCCCTAGTGCTTTTTTCTAAGTTTCTCTCTCTTACAACTTCCCCATCCCCAAATTTAACAAGTCCTCTTGCCTTGTTGGATTTATTTTTGGATCTTGTTTTGGGTTTGTTTCCTTTTATTGGTTTGGTTTTGTGTTTTTGTGTTTTTGTACCAACATTTTCTTTTATTTTTTTGCTTGTAAGAGAGAAATATTGCCTGAATGATTCCCAAGCATCTACAACAACTTTAAAATCAAAACTTGTAAACATTACATACAAATAGTCAAAATGACCATTTCCAGGTTCCGGATTACTCTTACAACTCCTACAGTTCAAATCTTTTTTATAATCTATTATAGGTTTAATATGACCAATACGTTCTTGCGTTAAAACAGAATCACAGTCTTCTGTTACCAAATTACGTAGACCTTTTTTAATAGAAACTGGATCTGAACAAGGATGCACAAATCCATACATTTTATTTGGCAATCCTGGTATAGGATCATCACGATTGGTCACTCTCAAAAATAAGATCTTCTCTGAATCCACAAATTCACAAAATTTTTTACTGGTAGTCTCATTGAAGCACCTAGGAGCGCCAAATGAAATACAACATATTTCTTGAGTGAAATAATTATAAGGTGCACTGTTATAAGGAGCAACGTTTGATGTTCTCATTTTCGCCCATAAATACGAAAAAATGGTGCACATTGCGCCACCAAGTGAGTGTGCTGTGGTGAACACTTTAATATTATGTTTTTTCAAAGACTGCTTGGGTAAATAGGTCTCTATTAAAAACCTCATTGATTCTAATATACTATGCATCACTTCCACAGTAATTTTGAAAATTCCATCCAAATATGCATCGCCCTTGTTTCCGATTTTCACTGAAAATATGGAAGAAGGTCTGCTATAAGATGATGCTGATTTTACACTATATGTTCCGCGAAATAAAATGAAAATGCTATTTGGCATATTCAAATCAATGCAAATATATATTTCACCATAATTGGATGTGGCAATAGAAACATACCTTAGACTAGAATGCTTTATTAATCCAAATTTGTGTTTATGGTCTTTCATAGATTTCACTTTGGAAAACTCATCTTCTCCTATTAATATATTAACATTCTTCGCCATTTCTTCAAATGCAATATATATCTTACCTTGTCTCTCATAAGTTGGATATGATTTCTTATTCAAGAGAGAACCGAAGACTTTTTCATCATCCATTAATTGATGTTGCTTTTCAACATTATCAATGCACTTCATAATATCTGGTGGTATCACGTGTCCGAAAATGCTATCATAGTTTTCTACAAAATCGTGATCATTACAATAGACCAAACGCGCTAAAATCGCACAATAAAAAGAAATAAAATGTACATCTCCGTATTTTTCCGACCTAGTTAGCTGCGATTCACTACACTTATTATGTTTATCTAATCCAGAAGCCTTATCTGATTTGTATAAAGAATCTAAATAGGGTATTTGTTTTAAATATGTTTTGAACATATATTATGTTTTGATTTTAAATTATTATAACTATTCAATATAATGGACCAACAAAATAAACAACAATCAAACTATGTATTATTTTTTGATGGATGCAGTAAAGGAAATCCAGGAAGATCTGGTTCCGGATCGGTTATTTATCAAGACAATGTTGAAGTTTGGAGCTTGGGAGTTTTTGTAGGGGAAAAACAAACAAATAACTATGCCGAATATTATGGCCTTATCTATGGTCTTGAAGAGGCAACTAAAAGAGGGATTGAACACATAACAGTGAAGGGTGATAGTTTATTAGTTATTAAACAAATGAGGGGTGAATATCAAGTCAAATCTGAAAATTTACTTAAGTTGTATCAACAAGCTAAGACTCTGGAAAAACAATTTGAAAAAATAGAATTTATTCACATTTATAGAAATGAAAATAAACGCGCTGATTATTTATGTAACGTTGGCCTATTATCAACTTCAACTTTTGAGAAGATTTGATAAATATCAAACCCATTTTTGTATATTTGTGACTAAGTCATTGCCTGTATAACCTCTTAGAAAGGCCGTAAATGTTATAAATATTACTAGACTATTTTTAAAAGAAAAAGAAGTATTGTAAAATCTATAATTATAATAATTCAATAAGTCACTTAAAACATATCCAGTTGGAATGCCGATTAATGTCCACGATATTGTGTTAATCATTAATTGATATATTTTTAACTGTTTAAATCATTTTTCATTTTTTTAATTTTTATAAATTACAAAATATATCTTTAAAATGTGGAATTATTTATAAAACGACGGACTTTGATGTTGTTTTCGCAAATATCCTTCCCGAACTTCAGCATATGAAAGCAACGCATGCATACAATAACATCTACTAGTGCATTATGCAAGTTGGTCGGCTTACATCCAAAATAATACTCGTGTAGTTCAGCCAATGTTGGGAATTTTATATAGGTTCTTCCTGTTTTTGGTGAGACTGCCTGGATTTTACACAAGTCAACTGTCTCTTGCATCGTGCAAAACAGCTTCTTGCAATCCACAATATTCTGCCATTGAATTAACTTGGACTCCCATCCAGGTTTGTCTTCTTCGTAAGTCATCATAATTCGGAGGGCTTCTACTTGGAGCATCTTATGATCAAATTCCATATTATGCGCCACAATAAGGTCTGCATCTGCGAATTTATCCATAAATTTCTCCAACACATCAGAGATCTTCTGTCCCTTGGCCTTGCACATCTCATTTGTGATGTTATGTATCTTCGTGCTTTCTTGACTAATTATAATTTCTGGAGGCAATTTAATAATATTATCGGATTCGCCAATCAGCTGACAAGTCTCATTGTCGTAATAAAGCCAACTGATTTGAACAATATAAGGCCAGTCTTCAATATTTTCAATGCTTGGTAAACTCTTCTGAGTCTTAGGAAGGCCTGTCGTCTCAGTGTCAAAGATTAAAACTTTCATTGTTGTCTTGCGTGTCTATTATTTTGTGCAATGCTTTTAAGCGCATTCTTTATAATCAATTTTTTCTAATTTGTAATTTGATAACTTATTGAAGTATTTTTACAAATGTATAAAATAATATTCTTACAATTTATATGAAAACAAAAAAATTGAAAAAAAAATTTACAAAGAAACATAAAGCACCAGACAAAACAAGAACCAAATTAACTAAAATGATGGAACACACTAAGTTATCATCCAGAAGAAGCCAAAGAGGTTTGGAAACACAAGAAGTTCGCGTAGTAAATCTTGGAAAAGGTAGTCCAGAGTCTCCTTCATACAATGATCAGACACTAAGTGAATCTGAAATACAAAAATTTGTTAAAAACAAAATTAAACCTGGATACCAAGTAGTATGTTTTCCTATGCCACCAGATGAATCACATTCTATAGTTTTAGAGCTGGTTCCTGGCATTGGTTCAATGATAACTGATTGGGCAGGGGAAGAAACCAGAAAACCTCAAAAAACCAAAGGGTTGAAAAAAAAATGGCATAACTATGTTAATTTTATAAAATTTTTAGAAGAAACATATGGTACAGTAAACTACCATCCAGTTGATAAAGAAATTGATAAAATTGCAAATGAAAGATGTGAAACAAATCACGGACAAGGCGGTTGTTCTGAATATGTTCATAACTGGATAAATGTACATATCGGCAAAGGGAAAAAAGCAATTTTATTTATTAAATCATAATTTATATTATTAATTATAAATATTAATTATCAATATTATTAATATTTAATTTTTAAACATAGTTCTTACAAATCCCAAAAGTTCGGCGGTGCCAAATCGTTATGCCGTGTTCTTTTATTCCAGCCAAATGTTTTGCTGCACCATAACCTTTGTTACTATCTATGGCATATTTGGAAATCAAATCAGGATGCTCTTTGCACAATTCTTCAATATATGTGTCACGTTCCACTTTCGCCAAAATAGATGCCGCTGCAATCGCGCTGTACTTATTGTCTCCGCCTTCTACACATATATGTGGCACTTGCTCTATTGCTTTTTTGGTCTTATTGACTCGTGTATAAGGCTTGAAATAATTGCCATCTACTAGCAATAGAAATTTTTTATCAGTTTTATCATTTTCAATGGCATTGTATTTGGCAAGGACGCCTTGAATGCTCTTATGCATTGACTGCTGCGTAGCCTGTAAAATATTGATATCATCAATGGTCTTCTCATCTTCATAAGTAATATTCCATGTCAACGCATTTTCTTTAATATATTGAGCCACTTCAGCGATCTTCTTTTTAGAGCTGAATTTCTTGGAATCTTTCATTTTAGAATGATCAAAGCTGCCATCTTTAGGTAAAATGACCGCTGCGCTGTAAACGCGACCGAAAAGAGGACCGCGACCGACTTCATCAACTCCGATCTCTGCGCAACTTGGGTCTTCCAGATAATATGAAGAGAGAACAGGTGGTTTCACTCTGGGCTTCTTTGGTTTACTTGAAGGGGTTGGTTCTGCTACACTTGAATCTGGTTTAATGTCTTCGCATTCAACGTCTTCAATAATTTCACAAGGTTCATAATCTTTAGATGGGGCATAATCGTTATGTTTTGACATTTGGTACTAGAATAAATTATACTGTGGCATTTGTTTATTATTTTTAATTCAATTTTTATATTTTCACAATATAAATTATACAATGTTATTGTCAATGAAAAATGGAGCATTATTTCTTTTAATCATTTTATTATTAAGCCTTGTTCTTTGTTCTGTTTTAGGAGGGAGTAATTGTGGATGCGGAGAAGGATTTATGGGAATTCGTGGCGCTTTAACAAAACGCCGTGAAGGTTTCTCATTTAATAAAGTAACTGGTGTTAGCAAAAAGAAAGAAAATTTTTCGTTATTTGGAGGTAATTACGATAATTACGAGCATTTCACTGGTTCATCTGTTCCAACCACTTATACTGGAAGCAATGGTAGTGCCACTGTCAGTTACGAAAATGGTACATACACTATCAATGTAACTGAAAATAATTCAGGCACAACAACTGTTTACAGCGTTGATACAAGCAATTCCAATAACAATACTTCTACTAGTGGATCTGGCACTGTTACAGAAACGATCTTTACTGGTCCTAATGGCGGATCAGCTCGTGTTTACACTGGTGAGAACGGTAACTATGTTGTCAAAGTGTATAATGCAAATACTGGTGCTACATCTATTTATTATTCCACAAATGGGTCTGGTACCATAAATAGCGGCAGCACTAACACCACTACTAACACCACTACTAACACTAGTACATCTTCTACAACCAATGACAACATTACTGCCACCACATATTACGGACAAAATGGTGGATCTGCGCGCGTTATTAAAAACTCTTCTACAGGTCAGTATGCAGTTGAAGTCACTGGACCAAATGGTGAGAAAGTAGTCTATAATTCCAATAACAACACTATTTACACAAATGGTTCTAATTCTTTAGAAGGTTCCACTTATGTCGGACCTAATGGAACCGCAACTATTGTTATGGGAGAAAATGGTCAATATGTTGTCAAGGTTTCTGATAATTACGGAAACACTGTCGTCTATGATTCAAGAACCAACACTGCATATACCAATACAAATGGTACATCCGATCCTTATTATTATAACGGTAATAATTATAGTACAGCTAGTGCTGGATCTGTTACTGGACAATACGGCAATACAGCATTCTATGCCACTGGACCGAATGGTAATACTGTTGCTGGGGTCAACACAAACGGAATTTCTGGATCTGCAATTCCACCAGGCGATGAAGATTTGTATATCTTGAAGTCTCAAGTGGTTCCTCCTGTGTGCCCTGCTTGTCCTAGTGCTGCTTCTTGTCCTAGACAAGAACCTTGCCCTGCTTGTCCTGCTTGTGCCAGATGCCCTGAACCAGCATTTGAGTGCAAGAAGGTGCCCAACTATAACAACATAAATGATAACTACTTACCTGTTCCTGTATTGAGCGATTTCAGCACTTTCGGTATGTAAATGTGACCTTAATAACTAAATAATATTATAATCATTTTGATTTGAATATTATTAAATGTCTTTTTAAAACGTAGAACTATTATCAATATTTTGTTGTTATAGTAATGGTTCTACTAAACCTGATTGTTGTTGTTGTGCTAGTAATGGTTCTACTAAACCTGATTGTTGTTGTAGTGGCGTTTCTACAATTCCGGTTCCGGTTCTAGAATCAATAACTTGAACAGGAGCAACTTGCACACTGGGTTGATTCCAGATATTTTTTCACTAATTTGTTTTTCAATCATTCTAGATAATTCATTTGGATCTATCTCAAATGTTCCTTGTTTAGTTTCTTTTTCAAGTTTATCTACCATAAAACTTAATATTGTTGAAACTACCATATATTGAACCAATAATGATACATCATCACTACTCAATGAGTTAAATTGTTGTTGATTTGCAGGTTGTCCTTCACCAGTTCCAAAGATTGATGCGAATCCTGAACCTGAGCCTGAAGTGTTTCCGAATCCTAATCCTGATGCGAATGAGCTTGTTTTCATGTTGGTTGAGATTTGTTGTTTTAAACTTTCTAATTGTTGTTGATACTCTTGCATTTTTTGTTTCAATACAGGCGCATTGAATGATTGAGTTGCATTTGGACCAAAAGCCTGATCAACATCTGTTGCAATTTGACGAATTTGTTCCTCAGTTAGTCTCAAAAATCCTCTACCATCATTACTTTGAGTTCCAGGGTTAAAACGTGATATAATGTAATTTGTAGCATATGTATTATCCGTAAATAAATAAGGAACACCTAAATGTATTAAGAGTGAATCAATTTTGGCAGCAATAGAAGCAACAGTATTTGTATTTATTCTTGAAATATTTGAATATGAAGATTTCCTTGTTTTTGCATTACGGTTACCCATTAAATCTGTAATACCTCTTCTAAGACCTCTTGTAAAACTCGTTAATCCTCCTTGATTTTGTGGACCGATTCCACGATATCCAAAAGGGCCAGTATTTTTAGTATCATTAAACCATCTTTGCGCACCTCTGTTCATACTACCAGTTGTATCATTAATTCCGCGAGCAATTGAGTTTCCAAGACCAGTTCCGATATTTCCTCGTTGCATTTCAAAATTTCTTAAAATTTTTTGTTGTTGTTCTTTATTAGGAAATTCTTTTTCGAAATCATTATAATTCGCATAATTGAACCCTGGTAAATTTAATTGTTTTAAAGCTCCAAATCTTTTTTGATTATCACTCTTCCCAAATCCAAAATCAAATCCAAGAAGTCCACCTTTCATCGTTGTCTTTCTTTTTCTTGCATTTCTTTTATTAACACTAACACGCGTTTTATTTGCCATATAATATAATTATATAAAATATAAATAGTTAGACTATCATATTATTAACGTGTCTTAATGCACTTCTCATCCATTTGAAATGTTTCCACCTTTTCATCTTGTGGTACAATCTTTATAACACATTTTGCTTTCTTTCCATAAAGAGGTTCCGTGCACCCTTTTTCTTTCTCATTTTCTCTATTTTTTCTCGTATTATTTTTCAGAGCCTTTAGTTCACGCAGTTCAAATAATTTCGGTTTCTCATCTGTGCAACGTGATCTGAAATGTTCATATCTTTCTCTCACATCACAATATTTCAAGTTGGATTTCTTATTCAACATCTTGTTTACCAACTCGTGCAAGTCGTATATGTATCTAGAGAAAGTTTCTCTACTTGCCATATTGCTCATTCTAAGAGGCATTTGCTTAAAGTTACGTGTCAAATTCATACGGCAGTATTTACAAGGTAATATATGCTGTAAACTAATAACAAAATTTCTGTAATAGTGCTTCTGTGCAATGGTAGGATGCGCAGGGTAATTGAAACTCATTGTATGTAAGAAATGCCACATATTTGGTCCCCAAACAGTAGTCAACATCCCATCTCCACTATTGTATTCTTCCTTTGTATAAACACTTTTAAATGCCTTGGCATTTGCATTTGCATTTGCCTTTCTACTTTTGTTGAATTTACCTTTGCTTTCACGTTTATTGTTAATAAAAACTTTCTTGGTATTAGATTTGGTCATATATTAACATCATAAAAAATAAAATCCAAAAAATAAAAAACTAACTAAATATATGAACGCAAATTATGATGAGTCTTATACATTTTCAAAATACTCCAAAGATACTAAATTTGTATCCAATTGTACAACCATTTCATTAGTTATTATATTCATTTTTTTAATCACTCCATTAAATTCATTCAAAATTTTATGTATAATATGTAAAATCATTGTGTTTCTTATTTTAGCATTTGCATTATATTATAATTTACATAGTAGTTATAAGTTATCAAAATCCAATAACATTAGTTATTTAGATGGGACTTGGAATAACCTCAAAAATAATATGATTTGCAGTTATGTCTATTCAATCTTCATCTTCTTCTTGATCATCACTGTAGTTAAGAGTATCTTCCAATAAACTAACCAAAAGTTTTTGTGTATAAGAATTTGATTCTTTTAATAAATTATTATTTGAACATTTAGCATTCATAATTTTTTTATAATAAATAATATCATTTTTACATTCGTTTTTATTAATTTCTATTAAATCCCCGTTTGCTTTTCTAAACAACATACTATCTTTAAATAAATAATCTTTAATTTTTATTTCGTTAAATCAAATAATCTAATTTATTCTTAATACATATATATAAATGAATTCAGTACAGTCATATTCTAGAACCGCAAATAACATTACCGGTGCGGTTAAAAGCTCTGCACAAAATGTTTTCATTGCAGCTAAACCTTTGTTAAGTGATCCATTATTTATTTCACTTTGCATTGTAGGACTTGCCATTGCCTTATTAATTATACGATTTTATATATATCCTTTGGCAAAACCTTATTTGAAAAAAATATTAAAGATGGATGAACCTAATCCTAATAATGAGTTTAATACAAGTACTGAAGGTTTACAAGGAGAAAATAATAAAGAGGCAGAGATTTTATTTTTCCACACTGACTGGTGTCCTCACTGCAAGACTGCTAAGCCTGAGTGGGAACAAGTAAAGGCCGAGTATGATGGCAAGACTATCAACGGTTACACTGTTTATTTTACTGATGTTAATTGTACAAATGATAATCCTGAAACAGAGAAAATGATGAATACCTATAAGATTGAAGGTTATCCTACTATAAAATTATTGAAGGATGGTACAGTCATTGAATATGACGCGAAACCTACGAAGGATACGCTTGTGCAATTTTTAAACACTGTCTTGTAAGCCTTCCCCTTCTTAATTATGGATCTTCGATATATTTAGATAAGCATAAATCCTTTGGGTCCACCTTTCTCAAAGATATCTTTGGCTCCACCTTTGAGAAAGGTGGAAAAATTGAATTTAAATACATACTTTTATATAATGATATAAAACTATGCAAGAATCTTATGATAACCAAATAATAATTTACTGCGGTTTCTTTATAATCAATACTCTTTTGTGTAGGCATATACAATATAAAAATATAAAATATAGTTAATTTAAAAATATATTATTATTTATTAATAAATGATTTCATTGTTATGCTATATAGTTTTATATTATAACATAGATGTAATTTTCAAACATATATATTTACCCTATGTAATTACTAATAATAATTATGATGTCATTTCTAATAATGAAGGTTTATATTTTTTATTAACTACAACAAGTTATTTTATGTT